TACGGTAGGATTGGTTTTGTCTTCCGCATGTAAGATTAGAAACTCTTACGCCCGAACGGCTATCGTCTAGTGACCATTCTGGTAAGCCACTGTTGTTAATTCTCAGAACACTTTCAGCGTTTCCCGGAGACAAAGCGGCAACATTTGCGCCGTCATAATACCAGATGCCCCCATTGTTAGTTCCACTGTTCTGGCCTATCCCGGTTGTAAAGATTTCCCATTTTGTTGCGTCTGTTCCGGGAGTAACGCCAGTGGTTCCATCAACCAATGAAACGTAAGTGTCATTGGCCTGTTTAACAATATCTTGCTTGTTGTATGACAGGGTAGCGTCATAGACACCTCGATATGTAAAACCAATGGTTCCTAGATTTATTGTTGGCATGTCTGTCTCCTAAAACCTTAATTTACGAGGAGTTCTGTTGTCCTCGTTGTCATCGTCTTGGTTTGTTGTCTGGGCACCGTAACCCCAACTCCAAGCCTGTCCAGTGTCATCCAGAGCTACAATGTTTGCGTAATCCGTAGCATCTGTAGCATACCCGTACATTCTAAAGTCTACAATGTTGGCGGGTAGCAATGCGTAGGTGTGATGACCAGTGTTTTGTCCAGTAGAACTTATTCCCGCCGCGCCGTTTGTGGTTCCACCATTCTGAGGGGTGGATGTGTTTCCTGTGCCGCAACCACCTTGTCCGTTGATACCCCATACAAACATTTTTCCGTCCGCTTGTCGTACCGCCCACTTCTCACCGTAACGAGCACCCAGTCCTTGCAAATCAACAACATTGTTTAGGTCTGGGCCGTTGTAACCAGCCGTTGCCGCTTGATTAAATTTTTGCCAATGGTTTGTGCCAGTTGCGGTGTTGGTTGCGCTGGCGTAGGACGCACCATTATGTTCTATGGTTCCGTCCTTCATCAAAGCCACTGCGCTTGCATAGCCACCGTTTTTGGTCATCAGTTTTTCCACGCCTGTGTGGAATGGATAGTTAGCGTTCAGATTCCATCCGTATGTCCAGCCACCGTTTGGTTGCCAGCCAACTTGGTTGTTGCCATTGCCCACAACGTAGCATCTGCCGTCCTCAAGGGTAATTGCCGTATGGCAGTAATACTGTGTACCAGCAGCCCAGTGACCGTCACTGGAATGGTTCATTACCCACTTAACCTTTGCGTTTTCTGCACCCCAAGGGTCAAAAAGTTGGTGTCCAGTTGTTGGGTTTGACGGGTCGTAGGCAGTTGTGTTTGTTCCGAGTAGGTTTCGGCTGTTTTGTCCAGCACAATACATTTTGCCATCAAAGTCTATAAGGAAAGACCGAGGGTAGTAACCAGCGTAATTAAAGACGCGCTTGATTGGCCTGTCGGCAGTCCAAGGTATAAGGGTTGGTCTTTCGTAGTCTGATGTTAAGGGCAAGCCAAATGGATAAACTGAGCCCCGCTGTGTGCCCCAAGCGTACACCTTGCCGCTAACTCCAAGAGCCATGAAGCTGTTATAACCCTGATAGTCATAACCTCCTACAATGGTTGTTATTTCTTCTTGTATGTCGTCTCCGCTATCGTGGCTGATAGGTCTCAGTAAACCATAAACTGTTGCGGTTGTGCCCGTGCCTTGACCAGACCACTGATAGCCACTTCCATAAAGAACATTGTCTTCATCTAGTACAAACAGGTGCCTGTATCCGGGTGTCCAATGTTTTTTTACACGCTTGCCAAATGGGAGAGGTATGGTAACTGGGTCTTTTCTGTTTTGGCTTACTGCCCCTTTGCCGAGGGCACCGTTGTGCATCTCGCCATAACCACGAAGGGTGCCGTCAGTCATTGTAAAGGTGGGGCTGTACCCGCCTACATATATGCAACCAACATTTCTGCTAGGCGCATCTTGAGTTAAGCTAACAACCCTAGTCCCGTTTCTTTCCTTGTCATGACGAAACTCTGACTTAAATCCACCAGAACCGTCTGAAACAGAATGAAACTCTTGGCCGCTTCGTCCTACAGGAAAGTCTGTCTGGTTTGCCGCCACCTGACCCTTTTGGGTAAACTGTACTTGCCCGACTGCAAAATCTATTTTTGTGCCAGCACTGTCAGTAAATACTTGGGTTTTGTCACCGACACGCACCACATCCCCCTTGTTGTAGGAGGCGGTGGAACTAAACGTGCCCTTCCAGCGATTTCCGAGTTTTGAAACGTCTAATATGTTCATATCGTTACTACCAATTTATTGTTGGTAACAGCAACTTGTGTGTTGCCGTTAGCCAAGAACCAAGTTGCGTACACATCTGGGTCTATCGACACTGCGGTGGTATCCCGAACCTTGCTAAACAATTCATAATTTGAGCCAGCGGACGCGGGGATAACCATTGTGTCGTAGCTTCTTGTCGTCTTGTTGTTAATTAGATATGGCCGTATTGTTGAAACCCACGCAGAGTAATAGTTTCCACTTGTTGTTGTCCCGTTTATAATGTTTGCAAACGCCTGCAAGTCATCGTTGTCTGCCGCCGCATTGCCGCTTGTGTCCGCGTCAAAATATTTGTATGGGACACCAGAAACCGTGAATGTTAAATCCCAAAAGCCGTCTGTTACGAGCGGGTCTGTAGTGCCGTTTACTAAATTTATAAGACTTTGTACTAATGCGCCGTCTGCCAACACTTCTTGTAAGCCAACCTCGTTTACGGCTAGACCGTTGCTTGCTTGGGAGAACCCATAAAATACGTTGCTGTCTGTAAAAGATGTAAGCTCGTATCCAGTTTGTGCAGAGTTGACAGTTAAAAACTTGCCAACTTGTCCAGCAAGTTGCGTAGATGTCGCCGGAACTTTGCCTGTGCCGCCAGAAACTGCAACAAAGGACGTAGATGAGTCAGGTATCGCGCCAGATGTATGCGCCACTGTAACCATGTACAGGTTGTCGTTGTAATTAAACAGGTCGTGGATAACGTAATCAAAGCCAACTTGATAGTTGCCTGTTGGGCGGAAGAATGTTCCATCTGGAACATCTACCCAACCAGCGTTAGGGAGTACAAAGTTACCAATACGGACTTGCAGTTTGTAAGTTGTTGAATTTATTCTGAACTGAAAAATGTTTGGGTTTACATTCCCGCTTGTGTCAAACAGTTCACTAAGCAAATCTGTCAGGTTGCGCCCACCTATCTCTGCATTTTCGAGATATGTGTCGAGCACATGGCTTCCTGTATTGGTGCTTTCAAAGCGTAGCTGTTCGCCTGACGGACGGGTTATGGCCATTATTCTATGCCCTCTTCTTTCATGAACACAGCTAATTTTGCCCTAGTTATAACGTATTTGTCGTCCTCAACGTAGCGAGCCTCAAGGTCTGAGATTCGTCTTGACACGCCGTCAACTTGCCCTGAACAGTTGCAAGACGAAGGTGTAGGTGCTGGAATCTCTGCGATTGCTTCCCTGATAAGAGCTTTGATATAATTCTTTTCATGCGGCGTAAAACCTGTAAGTGGCTCTAGCTGATATGCTTTTTGCTCTGGCATTACTGAGCCTCCCTCATTGGCACAACATTTCCTTTTTGCGCTTGTTCCATAAGTTGTTCTTGGGACACAACACTTGCCCCTCTAGCTTTCTCTGCCATGGCCATTTGCTGTGAAGGTGATGGCCCTTGCTGTTGCATCTGTTCTTGAGAGACCTTGTACTGTTCGATGTCGCTAACGCCCATCGCACGAATGGCCTCCTCAAGAATCTTGCCTGTGTTGTATTCCATGTTTAGCCCTGTTTGGCCCATGACTTGAAGCATGTTCATCCATGTCTCAGCGTTCCTCGCTGGCTCTACAGGGAGCGTGCCATCAATTACCAAGTAATCAATATCACCCTGTATCATGCTGGAATCAAAATCGATATAGCCATCGTTGGCCATAGCTTGAAGCTGTCCACCAGCACCGTCTGTGTCAATCTTCAGGCTACCCTCAACATTAAGAGCATCCTGTAGGTTGGCAGTCATCATGCGAACCATGGGACGTATAGTCGTGGCTGACATAATGCGAGCAATAACGCCCAGACGTTGTGAGCCCAACTGAGTTAGCCTCTGTATTTCTGTTGCTGTACGAACACCATCGGCGGTTGGGACACCTTGCTGGGCATCTGACGCGGCACTAATACGCTGTTTTAGGTCAGACATCGCACCAATATCTTGCCAATGGCCGCGAGTTACGTCTGGTATTTCAGCGATAAAGACACCATCGCCCGGTTTAGCACCCGGCATAGTTCGCACAACACCCCACGGGTTTCTATCAATTAGGTCTGGCACGGAGACCTGAGTAGGGTCAACGAAGACTAAGTTATTAAGGGCGGCTTGCACGTTATCTATACGAGAGCGTAGCAACCATGTGCTGATTTCGTGTAGCGGCAGTAAAAGGTCATACAGCGATTGGCTGTAAGTCTTGTGGCTGTCTTGATAAAGTCCACCTATAACGACCGGGAACTGCTGTCCGTAAGGATTTAGCTGGCAACGTATAACTGCCTCTTCGTCTAGTATTGTCACACACATCCAAATTTGTTCGACCGAGGGAACGCCGATTTCATAGCCCTGAAACCTCACCCACATTTCATCGATAGTACGAGACTGGTCGAGCGTGAAGTGAAATCCGTTTTCGTTCCCGCGAGGGTCTTCTGGATTTATGGACAGTCCACGGCCTTCTTCCTTCCAATACTTGTGAGAAAGCCAACCGCTGGACTTGTTTGCCTTTCGTCTTAGACCCGGATACTTGGACAGTTTCGGGTACATGCCGCTAGACAAAAGAGCGTTCGTGGAAACGTAGTCAGTAAAAATAATAAATTGCATTTGTTCCCAGTCACCCCACGAGACTCGTGGGTCTGGAAAACATTTTCTTGGGTCAAAGTTTACAATCTTTGAAGTGTTTGCGTTTGTGTCCCACACAATTTTTGTAGGAGCAAAGCCATACCTGATGCTGTCCAGAAGAAGTTGAGCAAGACGAGCCTCGCCTGCTGTGCGTCTCATGTGCTGGTGCAGTAAGCGTTCAAGGATTAGTGAAGACTTGCGAGACTTTCTGTTTAATCCCTCAAGCTGAAACATAGGGTTACGGCCAGCTAATGCCGCCATTTGATATGTAAGAACTGTGTCTGCTATTGCCCGTGTATCAGCAATGACCGCCTTTTCCCTAAACTTTGTAGTATCCGCCGGAACCCAAACATCGTGGGCACGGTCAGCATCCTTCCAATGGTCGTATCGGCGGGAAATGCTGTGCCATGACATTTGAGATGCCGCCCGAACATAATCAATGAGCTTTCGCTCTTGGTCTTCGGTGAGCATATCAGATATGTCTTCATACGCAGTTATTGGCTCCATCAAATTAGACAGGTCAACAACAACATCATCTTTGCTTAAACTTGAATCTTTATACCACATGAAATAATAATCCTAAAAACTAAGCTGTTTGTCGTCCTATAACTCGCCCCAGTTGACAAATCTCTTGTCACGAGACTTCGATAGGCTGTCTGACCACTGGGATTGGAGGGATGACCCCCCGCCAATAGGTTCAAATTGCGAGTAAAGGCTGTCCGAAAGCTCGATGGGAGAGTTTATCATGTTTAAGTTTCCGCCACCCATACGGCTTATTGCATCCAACCCCATAGACAAAGCGTCTATCTGGTCATCGTGTTTGCCAGAGGGGAAGGATTGAGCCTCTTCCATAAAGGCATCTACCCACGGTGCTGTCTTTGGGAGATGAACTCTGCCACCCTCGATTATTGGAGTGACAGCGTTTAGGCGAGAAACTTTATCTGTACTAACCTTGTACGGTATGACCGCCATGCCGGATTGGTTTTTTAATTCTTGTATCAAAGACTGCCCTGAAGCCTTGTCCTCAACATAAAAACCCCTCAAGCCTCTTCCTCTCCACTTTCCGTTTATACCTATGCAAGCTCTCTTTAATTCTGGAAAGTCCATTTTTTCGCGGCGTATCTCCATAATGTATATGTCACCAGCGTTATCCATGCCGATGGTCATAAGAACAGAATAGTCTGCCCGCTCGTTTTTCT